TTGGTCTTGATCTGCTCGGGCGACCCCTTGCTCAGCGCGGGCGTGTTCGCCGCCATCTGTTTGGCGAGATCGGCCGCACGCTTCAGCCTGGCGGTATAGTCACTGACCTCGAGCGCCGCGCCATTGGCGGCCTTCTTGACCTCGGCGAAGCTCTTGTCGCCGGCATCGCCGACCCGCTTGAAGTCCCGCTCGACCTCACCGATGCCGAGCACGCGCAGGGCCATATTGATTGCGCGGTCGGCGGCCATGGTCACTCCCTGCGGTGGTTGGATTCACGGGCTTCTCGAAGCCTGCTCCAGGCTCCGAGCACGATGTCGATTGCGGCCACCGTCCATGCAGACTGTGCCGCCACCCCGCCCGCTTCGGGGAGGGTTCCGTCACGCCAGCAGCCGGCGAGCCGCAACACCAAGGCGGTGCGATCGTCGATCAGATGTTCCGGATGAACGTGCAGCCAGCGCACCCCGGCGGGCTGCTGGGCGATGAAGCTATCCCCGCGGAGCGGAGCAGCCGGCGTGTATTCCTCGCCGCCGTCAAAGGCCACCGGATCGAAGGCCCACGCGGCGGCGATGGTCAATTTTTTCTTGTTTCCTCGTCCGGCGCCATCAGCCGGAATGCGAAGGTGGCAAGGGGTGCCCGGTGCTCGTCCTGGATGGCGCGGTAGGCGTCTTGCGTCAGCAAGCCCTCGGCGTCGCGGCGCTGGGCTCGACCATCGATCGTGTCGAGCAGCAGCCGGACGATATCAATCCGGGCCACTTCATCCCAGAAATGGCGGTCGGCCAGCAGCTCGGCGTACGGTGACCAGTGCCGTTCCAGCGTGGCTTCGATCATCATCGCCTCGGCCTGCAGCTCTCCCTGCCGGGAGATCCGCGCGGCTTCCCGCCGGGCGAACTCAGCTGCGCGCAGCTCGAGGTCCGGCTCGTCGATGTCGTCTTCCTTGGTCGACTCGACGAGCTCGTACCACTCTTCAATGATGGCCTGCTGACGGGCACCTTCGTCGGGATCGCCTACGGTCTCGGCCAGCTTGGCGACGCCGGCGAGGGCCACTACCCGGAACTCGAGCAGGGACGGACGCCGGACCCGCTGGCGCGTGAGGTAGCGCCGGGCGCGCGCCGGATCGTAGACGTCCGGCGCGCGAAACCTGTAGACCGTCGCGCCGAGGCGGCAGTCGAGGTCAGGAATGCTTTCCGGCATGGATCACCAGAACAGCAGGTAAAGCCAGGCGTCGGGCCCGGTCGCCTCGAACGGCAGGCCATCCGCACTGATCCCGTCGAGATCGTCATCTTCCTTGCCGGTGTAGGCGATGGCCGGGAGGAACAGCGACACGCGGTTGCCCGCGGTTTCGCCCCAGTTGAGCCAGAGCTTCTGGGTGGTGCCGTCGACGAGGTCGGCAAACGCATTGCGGCTCGTCAGGGTGAGCAGCTGGGGGTTGATCCGACCCGTCGGCTTGCGCTCGGTCACGCGCGCTGGATCATAACCGAATTCCGCGCCCGGGCAGTCGGCCTGGTTGATGGTATTGCCGAAATCGAGCGTGAAATTCCGGAAGCACACCCGGGTTCCGCCCAGGAACGCGTCGGCATCGCGCAGCGGGCGCGGGCGGACACTGTCGAACACCGCGCCGGTCGGGTTGGAAACGTCCTCCGGCTCGCTGAGGATGCCGCGGACCGTGGCGGTGAACTTGCCGGACTGGCGGGTCTGGATGGCGAACGACAGATTGGCGGCCGCGCCGACAAGCTTCTCCAGGATGGCGTTCCCGCCCCCGGCGTTCTTCTTGTAAAGATAGTGGGTGATCGTCTTGAGGCTCACCGAGACCGGCACATAAAGGTTGCCCTTGTGCACGGTGTAGGTGGTGGTCGCATCCGGGGCCGTGTCAAAGTCGGGGTAGACCGCGGCCACCTTGGTGGTGGTGTTGTAGGCGGTGATGACCCGCACCTGGCCCGGGCCGGTGCCGCCCGTGGTTTCGACGATGAACCCGGTGAGATCGGTCGAGGGCGCCCCCGCAGCAAGCGTGATGGTGCCGGTGGCGCCCGCCTGCGCGGTGCCGGTCGAATCCGATCCCAGCGTGGTTTCGCCCAGCGCGGCGGCCTGCAGGTAGGGCTTGAACTCGGGAGCCGTGCCGGCAACGCCGCTGCCCTTGGCGAAGAACCGCGCGGTGTGCTGGCCATAGCCGCCGCCGACAATCGACTGGCTCTTGTCGAGCGAGCCGGTGACCTCGTCGGTCTGCTCGACCTCGATATTCGGAGTGCCCTTCGGCTCCTCCACCAGCACCGCATCGCTGGCCGGAACCGGCGAGGGGTCGGTGCCCGAGGTCACTTCGGTCTTGGCCAGCACAAGCCGGTTGCGGGTGAGGAAGTCGCCGCTCATCGATCAGGGTCCTTTCGAAGGGAATTTCTGGAATCTGGCCCGCGTCAGCCGTCCTGCTCGGTCTCGGGAGAAGCTGGCGCAGCGCGGCCCTTGCGCGGTGCCGCCGGAGCAGCGCCGGCAACGGCCGCGTCACGGGCCTCCTGCTCGACGTTGCGCAGCTCGCCGTCGGCGCCGATCACGTGATCGTCGCCGCTGCGTGGGGAAATGGAGGTGCGGTGGTCGGACATACTGGTCTCCTCAAGGCCCGGGCGTCGAGGCATCGCCCTCGCGCGCCAGGTACTGCACGGTGAAATCCATCGACTGGGCACCGATGATGCGGGCGCCCTTGGCGGAGCGGCCGATCCCGGGATCGCTGATCGCGCCCCGGGCAATGCCGATGGCAAGGCCGCCGAGCTGGATGTCGGCGGGGTCGAGCAAGGCATCGGCAATCGCGACGAAACCGGCGTCGAGCAGATCCTCGGCGCTGTCGCCGCCGGCCTCCATCACGAACCAGGCGACCGAGAATTCGAGCGTATCCTGCTCGGCATGTCCGGTCAGCCCGATCGGCTCGCGGTCACCCCCGTCCATCTGGACGATCGCGTTGAACTGGTCTTCGCCGAGTGACTCGCGCGGGTTGCGCAGGGTCGCCTTCCAGCCCAGATCGGCCTGCACGGCCTCAAGCTTCGCCGTCACGGCGGAGAGGATCTGGGCGCGCACCGAGGCCATCAGCTTGTTCCTTGCGCCATGCGGCGCAGTTCCAGCGCCTCGGCAAAATACCCGTCGAACAGCTCCGGGCGCTGGCGGGCAATCTCATCGATCCCCGTCAGGCGCGCCGGGAAGACCACCTGCTTGACCAGCGTGGCCAGCAGTTCGGTGCGCCCTGCGTTCCCCAGCGGGCTGCCCTTGCGGTAGCGACGCAGCAGGAACAGCTTCCGCCCGTCCTTAGACGCCGCGAAAAAGATGTTCGACTGCGAGACTGAGAAAAACCCGGTCTGGCCGAATTCGCCGCCCGCGCCGGCGGCATTCGGATTGGCCAGGCGCAGCCAATTCTCGCCCGGCCCCGGGCTCACCACGCCGCCACGCACGTGCAGCAGGAGAAAATCGACGAAGCCGCCTTTGTCCCGCTTGCCGAATTTCGAATAGACCAGGCCGGCGTACTGCCCCTTGCCCTCGATCTCGTCGTAGAACCGCGATTGGGCCGAAGCATTCGAGACCTTACGCCGGCTGTTGGACTGGAAGTCCGAGCCGGTGAAGTGCGCATCGATATAGTCGCGGATCCGCTGCTTGACCTCGTTGGTGGTGCGGGTGACCGCATCAACGCTGGCGCCGCGGATGGCAATCGCCTCGCCCCGCAGCTGCTCATAGGTTCCGGGCGAATCCAGTTTGAACTCGACGCGGAAGCCCTGGCCGGTAAAGGACTGGGCGCCTTTGAATGTGCGGCTGCCGCCGACCGAAACCACCGGTTCACTCCTCGAGCAGCAGCTCGGCCGACCACAGCCTGGCCGTCTGGTCCAGGCTGGGCATGCCGGCCACGCGGAAAACCTCGCCGGTCGGCACCCCGTCCGCGTCGGCCATGGCGAACAGCCCGTCGCGCACCACGGCGGGCAGGCCGCCAGAGCCGGGTGCGGTCGCCCGCACCACGAGGTTGCGCTCGCTGGTCGCAACCTCGTGGTCGGCAGCCCGGAACATCCGCCGCCCCTGCCCGCGATCGACGATCACGCTGCAAGGCACGCCGACGGCCCCCGGCTCCGTACCGGTATAGACCGCGACTTCCGCGAACTCGTCTTCATCGAAGAGCGAGGCGAGGTCGGCGGCGGTCTCAACAGGCATCGGCTTAGCCCTTTTGCTGAGCAGCAGCCGCCTTGAGAGCTGCGTTCTCAGCGGTCAGGTCAGCCACCTGCTTCTCCAGCTCAGCGATTTTTGCCTCTGCCGCCGCGATTTCATCCGCGCCGTCAACCTCGGCAGTGCGCGCGAGGATCGCTATGAGCTTGCCGCGATCGACAAGGTCCTCGACGTCAGAATCGGTCAATCCGAGGGCCTGTTGCTTCTCGGCGGTCAATTCCTCGCCATCGGCGAGCACGAGCGAAGTTAGCCGCTTGCCATCCTCGTCCCTCGTGCCGCCGCGCAGTTCGCCGGCAGAGATGAGAATGGAGGTCTGCTTGCGCGCCGGCTTGGCCACCGCGGTTTTGGTCTAGGGCTTCGACTTGAGAATCTCCTTGAGAACGCCACGGCGTGTAGCGGCCGTGCTCAGGGCCCGGGTGGTGCCGGGCCCTGCAAGTTCCTGGGCTTTTAGCGAACGGTGGCCGCGAGCGAGGCGTTCACCCGGGCCGGCGCCAGGATCGGGGCGGAGATAGTCTCCACCCAGTGGGCGCCGGTGTTCGGGTCGATCCACTCATGCGGGAAAAACTCGCCGGGCTGATAGTGATTTTCAGCATGCTCGATCACCCCGCACAGCTTGTGGCCGCCGTAGCCTGCCCGGCTCGCCATGAGCACGGTGTTGTCCGGGATCAGCTTGACGTTGGCGAAGCTGTCGTCGTGGTCGATCGAATTATAGACATAGAACTCGACTCCGCCGATCCGGCCCTTGAATACCGGAGCGCCGGGCACCGTGGGCGTGTAGCCGAGCGTGATCGCCGCCGTTTGGCCCAGCGTCGTGTCGAGGGCCTTCTGGGTCTTGGTGTCCGCGGCGAAATAGCCCCACGCCAGCGCGTCCATCACGACGATATCGACAGCGCTGCCGGCGGCCTCGCCGACCTGGTTCATCCAGCTGTCGACATTGTCGTAAGGCGAAACGCCTGACTCGCCCCAGCGATCGGTGGTCAGCAGGGTCTTGGTCAGCGACCCGGTTCGGGCGAAGTTGACCAGGGTCGACGGATAGTCGTCGCCGACGATCGTCATCTGCCCGGTCTGCAGCAGCTGCGAGGCCATCCATTCGCGGGTCCGTGCCATGCGCTCCTGGTGCTTGAGCAGATACATTTCGCGGATCGCCGCTTCCCTATCGGAAGCCGACATTTCTCCGCCGATACGCTCACCGGCCATCCGGGAGAGGACCTCCTTCCCGGTGATCTGGCTCTTCGGCTTCATCGAGGCCGGGATGATGATTTCCTTCTGGAAGCCGCGACTTTGCTGGACCTTGCCGGGCGACAACTGCGCGACGAACGGCGCCTTGCGCAGGTCATCGAGCACACGATCGAAGTAGACCTCCGCCGTTTCGAACTCGAAAATGCCGGGGAAGAAAGCCGTCTGCAGGAAGCTGCCAGGCAGAAACAGGTTGGGGATGAGCGGCATCAGCTCGTCGCGCGAGAACGTGCCGTAGTTGAGATCGGACATGAGTGGTCTCCGAAAAAAGAGAGACCCGCGCTGCATCAGCAGCGGGGGTCAGGAAGCCCGGAAGAGGATGGGGCGAAGGAGAGTGGTGGATCAGTCGTCGATCACGAGGCCAAGCTTACGCAGGCCTTCGCGGATCGAGGCGATGGTATGGCCGGCTCCAAGCGTGATGGCAGAGCCGACGATCTGGCCAGTTTCATAGACGATCGCTTCCTTGTCGGTGGAGGTGACGTCCACATCCTGGGCCAGAAAGACACGCGGGAACTGCGAACCGTCGACCGCCGCCGCGAGCGACTTTTTGTACTTCAGAGCCGACCAGTCGTAGGCAACAGTGATCGGAATAATGTCGCCGACAAGCCAGTCGTTCGAGCCATCGGAGACAGTGCCGTTAATCCCGCCATTATAGGCAGTCCCGATGGTCAGAACGCCGTCGACGGTACCGTCAGGACGAACCACCTTGAATTTGCCAGTCGCTCCGGTGGCGGTGCAGATCAGGTTCCACACGCCTTCCTGTGCGCCGTCGTCACTGGTGAACGCGCTGATTGCGCCGTTGCCAATGGTACCTCCGGCAGCGGCAACTGGGGTGCCGACAGTCACTGTGGCAGCGGAGGCGGCGAGGACCGCTCCGAGCAAGGTGCCGGCGATCAGTGCTGCCGCACCGGTGATTGTGAACTTGCGGGTGGTGTAGGTTCCACCCGCCAGGATCTGCTTCACCGAGAACGGGGTCTCGGTGCTGTAGGCTGCGTTGTCCATGAAAAGTCTCCCTCCGGGGCCCGCCGGAGCGAGCGCCGGGAACTAGGTGGTGGGTGGGTCAGGCCTTGGCGCGGGCCGCCTTGGCATCGACGTAGGCTCGGCCGCGGTTGGCCTTCGGCTGCTGCCCCGGCGCACCGGCGCGGGCCGACCGTTCGGGCAGTTCGCCGGGCTTCACCGCCTCCTGCCGGAGGGCATCGGCCCCGGCGGCAAGCTTCTGGTTGCGGGCCCCGGCCTGCGCGAGCGCGAAGTCGGCGACAGAGGTGCCAGCGGTGATCGCTTCGGACAGTTCGGCCGAGATCTTCGAGCCGGTGTCGAGCGTGGCAAGCTGGGTAAACCGCTCGCGCTCGGCGGTGACGCCAGCGGTCACGCCAGCGGCGTGGCCTTCGGCCCGGGCGGCGTCGATCGACGCCTGCAGGTTGTCCGGCTGCTGCTCCGCCGCCGGCGCGGGATTTACGTTGCTCATGGCAGTTCCCTTGGCTTTCGCTCCGGTCGGAGCAGTGGTGGCCGGGCGGCTGCCCGTGCCGTTCACGGCGGCTTCGAACTCATCCATCGAGTCCTGCCATCCCATGACCTTGTCGACGAGGCCGGCCGCGACCGCCTCCTCGCCCATATAGATCTGCGCCTCCATGGCGCGGACCGCATCAGCATCCATCCCGCGCGCTTCCCCGACATGGGCGATGAACTTGCCAGCGCTGGTATCCACCATCGCCTGGACGCGATCGATCACGTCGGCCGCCAGTGGTTCGAACGGATTGCCGTCGGCCTTGTGGGCACCGGAGGCGAACATGGTGACCTTGATTCCGTCCTGCTCAAGCGAGCCAGAGAAATCCGCGTGCATGGTGATGCACCCGACCGATCCCGCGAGCCCCAGTTCGTGGAGCGTGATCTCATCCGCGCAGCAGGCGATGGCGTAAGCCGCCGAGGCCCCGACGCCCCGGATCATCGCGCGCATCGGCTTGGTGCCGCGCCGGGCCATAAGGATCTGGGCGGCCTCCATCATGCCCGAAACCTCACCACCAGGGCTGTCGATATCGAGCAAGATGCCGCGCACAGTCGGATCGGCGTCAGCGCTCTGCACCGATGCGACAATCCCGTCATAACCGGTGAAGCCGGAGGCGGGACCGATCCCGTTTTCCGAAACGGTTTCGCCGCGCACCGCCACGTGGGCCACGCCATTGATCACTGGCATAAGCCGGCTTGCGGGCTCCAGCTTCGCCCGGCGGTCGATGTTGGCGCGAGCGCCGATTTCGGAACGCTTGTCCGACGCCATCTGCTCCAGTTCGGCCAGCTCGAGCGTGCGGCCCTCGGTGGAAATGAAGAGCTGCTGCACGTCGAAGCGCTGGCCGATGGCGCCCAGCACGATCGCCGCCGTCTGCGGCATCACCGCCAGGGGCTGGTTGAACAGCCGGGCAATGATCCCGGCGCGCGAATAGGCCCGCTTAGCCATCGTTCCCGTCTCCGTTGTCCTGTGTCTTGCCGCCGTCAGTGCCAGGCGGCGTGCCAGGCTGACCTCCGCCGGCCCCCGGGGTCGCCGGCATCGGCATGCCGGCGGCCTTCATCCGGTCCAGCTCCTCGCCGCGCTGCTCGACGTTGGCGTTGAAGTCGCCGCCATTGATCTGCGCCGCGATCTGCTGGCCGGTCTGCCAGCCATGGGCTTCATCGATCGCCAGGGCCTGCCGCTCCCGGTAGGGATCGAGGCTGATCTTGCCATCGCCCGCCCAGCGCACCGAGCACCAGGCCTGCCGCACGCGCGGATCATCCAGGAAACCCGGCAGGTCGTAGACGCCGCGAACCACCTGCTCGTAGACCCAGCAATGGTAGTGGGGATCGCACCACATCGGCGCGAACCGTGAGATGCGGCGAATGATTTCCTTGTAGAACAGCTCGAGCTCGCCCTTGCTGGCGGTGTAGCTCGAATTGAACCGGGCCATCAGCACCCCGAACGGCGTGCCGATCGCCGCGCCAACCTGCGTGAGGACGGCCTCGAAGAACTTCTCGTAGACCGGATTGTCCTCCGGATTGACCGTGGTGACCGAGGCGTCGTTGTCGAGCTCGAGCACCATGCCCGGCTCCATCTTGACGTTGCTGTTGGCCGAACTTGGCAGGACCGCGGGCTCATATTCTGCCGAGACGATCTCCCCGGTGCCATATTCCGGCTCGGGCATGGCCGTGGCGCCGGGCGACTTGTAGACCACCGCCAGCATCGACTGCAGCACCAGGCCAAGCGCCGCGGCGTCAGTGGCATCCGAGAAGATCTTCACCAGCTCGAGCACCGGCGCCAGGAACGGAACCCCGCGCGCCTGCTCCGGCCGGCGCTTGTCGAATACCAGCATGGCCGAAGGCAGCTGGCTCTCGGCGCCCCATGCGGGATAGAACTTCGTGTCGTTGGCCGTGCGGGCCAGGCCATAGGGCCCGGGCGCCTTCTGGATCACGTGATAGCCGGCGGCCGCGCCATAGCCGTCGAGCTGAACCCCGCCCACAACGATCGGGCCGCCCGTGCTGAGCGGCGTTCCCTCGACATGCCCCAACGGGCTCGCCACCCGCTCGGCTTCAACCAGTTTCCACGCGGTCCACACCACCCGGCCGATCTGGTCGGTTGGCGCGCAGCGCAGGCCCAGCACGTCGCCGCTTTCCAGCATGCCGCGCAGTACGATTTCCTGCTGGCCATAGCCGGTGCAGCCCCGCTCCGCGTCCGGATCGGTCGAGGACATGTACGCGTCGTAATCGCGCTTCAACCGGGCGGTCCAGGCGGCCTTCTCTTCCGGCGTAAGGCCCAGCAACTCGGCGTCGAGGTCGGGCAGGGCCATGAGGCCGGTCCCGACGGTGAAGGTCACATTGCGCTCGATCGCCGCGGTCGCCGGCGGCAGGTTCATCGCCGCATCGCGGCTGCGCGCAATCAGGGTCTGCTGACGCGCCAGCGCATCGGAATTCGCCGACCGGGTGCGGGCAAACCACCCGCGGGTCTGGCGGCGATCGGACTGGCCAGCCCGATATCCCCCCCGGGTATCGAGCCGACCGCCGGGCTCCGTCACCGTGGCCGCGATCGCCATGTAGCTGGCCCGGTCTGCCAGGCGCTGCGCTCCCCGACGAGGCGAGATCGCCGCGACCGCGCGATCCATCAGCGTCGGGCGAATCCGGTCCATGGTCAGCGGCTCATGTTCACGAAGCGGCGGGCTCGGCCGCGGACGATCGGCTCGCCGACAGCCTGGGCGTATTGCGCCTCGGCGTCCTTCCGCCCCTTGCGGATCTCGGCAAGGCTGGCCCGGGTCAGCTCGCGCCCGTCGGGCATCCGGTAGGACTGGTTGCGCAGCGCTGCGAGCTCGGCAGCCTGGTAGGCCGTGACGAGCTCGGCGAGCCGCGCGATTTCCTCGCTCGACGCCATGGGGATGATCCTGGTCAGGGGTTGGGCTGGGATCACGCGCCGTCGGATCGAGCCCGTCAGCCGGGCAACAAAAAACCCGCCGGGAAATCCGGGCGGGTTTCTTCAGGACGCGTGATCCCGATGCTCATAAGGTTGTCAACGAATTCGCCCGAAATCAACCCACCCCGAAACTTTTTCTGAAACCGTGCATTTCCAAGGGTTTGCGTGCGTTTTGCACAGGGTCGGTTTACCGCGCGACAGGCTCGATCTGCCGATAAGCCGATGTCGATTTATCGGGAGCGCACCGAACGGATGCCGTTCCGGGCACTTCGCGCAACGATTCGCCCCCCCTTCACAGGCTGCACCGGGCGACCGATTCGCTGCACCGGCGATGGCTCGGGTTCGGGTTCGCTCATAGCCTCCGAAACCGCCTGCTCGAGCTTTTGCTGAACCGCCGCCGGGAGGCGTACCGGCCCGCCCCGCGGTGGCCGCGCCCAGCTCGGCACCCACCCCAGCGATGCATCGCCGCCGCCGAACCGGAGCACGACGGTATAGGCCATGACGTAGAGATCCATGGTCTCGTTGGCGGTATGCGGCGGGCGCACCCACTGGTCGCCCACCTTGGTTTCGGCGCGAAGTTCCGCGAGATAGACATGCGGCACGTCGCGGGGGAAGCTCACATATCCCGGGCCGTCATCCTTGCGGTTGAGGCGCACGTCGAGAATGTCTTTCATCCGGTTGACGTTCGGGATGAACATCATGGCCTGCAGCGCGCCCGGTACCTGGCGTTTTGCATCAATCGTCGGCGGCGGGAGCAGCTTGCCTTTCGGGTTGTTGCCCCCCTTGTAGAGGGTCATCGCCGTGTCCGGCAGCGGCGGGCGGCCGCTCACCACGTCGCCGGCCACCATCGCATGCCACCAGGTGAAGGCATTGTTGGTGGCATTGTCCAGACCGCCAGTATCCACCACGGTGTTGAAGATCTTCATCGCCAGGTGCGGGGCACCCGCCAGTGGATAGGCCCGGGTCATGACCTTGCGGTGGATCACCGACCAGTCTTCGGGCTTGCGGAACGGCGACAGCGGCCGCTCGCGCCCATTCTCCTCGATCGTGTGCAGGGCGAAGCGATCGACCAGCCAGGCCTTGAAGCTGGGCCCGAAACCCCAGACCGAGACCTCAAACCGGTTGCCCTGCTGGTCGATCGAGGCGATCAGCACCTCGACGCCTGGCGGCACCTCGCCCATAACGTAGGACGAGGCCTTCGCCCGCTTCTGCAGGTCGCCGTCGGTGACCGGGTCGGTGCTGGTCGAGCGCGGGCGATAGTTGCGCCCGGCCACCGTCTGGTCCCAGGCCTTGAGCCCGCCATCGTCCTGCTCGTACTCGAACTTGAGCTCGGCTTCGCGCAGCAGCTGCGCCATCTCGCTCCAGGGCCGGAAACCGAACAGCCCGTCGAGCCGGAAACCGGCCCGCACGTTCGGCTCCAGCTCACCAACCTTGCCCTCGACCTCCCGGCGGCGTGACATAGCCGTCTCGCCCTTGCCAACCCAGCGATAGCTTTCAAGCAGCGCGCGCTTGTCCGACTGCAGGTGGACGCCGCCACACTCGGGACAGATGACCGAAGCCGAGGTGGCGGCATCGCGCGGGGTGCCCTGCCGATCGAAATCGAGCCGATCGCTGTAGAGCGCGAAGGGCTCGCCGCAGTGTCGGCAGTCGACGTAGAGCCGCTCGTCCGTCCCGCCGGCAACGAACGCCTCGATGCCGGCGAGCTGCCCGAGCTTGGGCGTCGAGTTGACGTAGAGCATGGTCCGGCCGAACGCGGAGAAACTGCCCATGCGGCCGCGGGCGAGGCTGACGATATCGCCTTGGTCGCCGATATCGGTCGGCACATCGTCCAGATCGTCCACGCGGATCCACGAGAACGGCAGCGCGCGCAGGCGGGGGCCGGTTGGCCAGTAGAAAAACAGCTCCGCCCCGCGGAACCGTTTGAGGTTGATCGTATCGGAGTTCGCCCCCGGCAGCAGCCGCTCCTGGAGCGCCGGGGTGTGTTCGACCATCTTGTCGAACTCTTTCTTGACGTAGCTCTCGATCAGCACCCGGTCGGGGCCGATGAACAGCATATCGGTGGGGTCGTAGATCACCCGCTGCAGCTGGACGTTGTTGCCGATCTCAGACTTGCCGGTCTGGGCCGGACCCATCACGCCCACCTCGTTGTACGGGGATTCGGTCGCGCAGGCATCCATGATCCGGTCAAGGTGCTCGACGAAGTAGGGCCCCTCACCCCACGGTCCCGAGTAGGCGCCAGGGTTGTTGAGGACGCGGTGCCGGCGCGCCGCCGCCGCCGGCAACACCTTCTCCGGGAATCGCACCTCGCCAAAAGTCCGCGCGACGAGGTCGCCGGGATCCGCGAACGCGAGGTGCTCATGCTGGCCGAAGTCAAGCACGGCCGCCTCCCGGGCTGGGCAGGGCTTTGACAAAGGTGTCGAGCGCGCGTTCGAGCAGCGCCTCAAGCGGCTTCACCTGGTCGAGTGAAAGCCCGGTCAGCGCGGCGAACTCGCCCGGCACCAGCGAGAGTTTGCGCCGCAGATCGACCGCGGCCGAGGTCATCAGGGGTTCCAGCTCGGCCCATTCCACCAGCTCGCCCATGACCCGGCGCAGTTTGATCCGCTCGAGCACCGCCGCATATTCCTCACGGCGCTGCTTGCCCGACAGCGACAGGGCATCCTCGCCCTCGGCCGCCTCGCCCAAGTGCTCGAACCGGAGCTGCTGGAGGGCGGCCCGCCGCTCCGCCGTGGCGGTTTCGTCGGCATCGCGCTTGGCCTTCCACCACGCGAGCCCGCCCTCGGCTTCGATCTTGTAACCCCGGCCGCGATCGCCGCGTTCGAGCAGCCAGGCCGGATGATCTTCAACCTGCCGGATGTGCACGCGCATCGTCTCGGACGTCACCCCGCAGAGTTCGGAGAATTCATCCAGGTTGACGATCAGCGACACGCTCCAGCCCTTCCCTTTCGCAACTTTCAATCGGCCAGCGTAATTTTGTTGCGGCGGCCAACCGGCCGATCAGATCCAAAAAGCCAAGCAAAACCGCGGATTTCCGACAAAAACCAAAATTCCACGAGGCCCGCGCTGCCGCACCCCATTACTCTTGGCCGCCTCGGGAGGACCCGCGAGGGGGGGTGGGGCCCCCCCGAGGCCGAGCCGATTCGTCAATGGAAATCGGAGGCCCCGCGTTCGATTTGGCCGGGGCTGCCCAAGGCTCGGCCGGAGCCATCGGCCCGCTCACCACGAACCCGAGCGAGCGAGCCGAGAGCCGCCAGGCCAGCTCGGCCAGGGCCGCGTACCACCTCGAGTAGTTGCGCCGCCCCCAGGCCTCTCGCGCCGCGTCCCACGTGATGATCACGTTGCAGTAGCCGCCCTTGCGCCCCGGGCCCTGGTACTCGACCATCGCCTCTCGCCCTTCCTTGACCCAGATGGCAGCGCGCACCTTCTCGGCCGGCACGACCCACGAGCGGGGCCGCGTCCCGGAGATTGCGTGGCCGCGCACGAGCTCCCCGCCCTCGATCTCCCGCAGCACATTGGCCACGGCATAGGCAGCGGGATGCACCACGTCGCCGATCAGCACGCCGCCGCGATCGACCCGGCACCCGAGGTGATGGATCTGCATCAGCTGGCCGACACCATCGGCCGAGTAGCTGCTGACCTCGTACCCGGCCGCCGCCGCCTCGATCGCGTGCAGGCCAACCCGCTCGAACCGATCGACCAGCTGCGCGCCATAGGCCCACTGGCATAGCAGCTCGACGTCAACCTGACCGCTCGCCTCCCATGGGCGTGCGGCGGGGCGGATGCCCTCCCGGGATTGAGTGGTCTCGCTGCGCCTGATGGTGACCATATGAACCTCTGACTAGATATTGAGATGACGGACTGAAGGACGGTTAGGATGGTTTGCGGCTAGGCCTGCACATGGGCGCGCATACGCAGGTATAGGGTGGAGCCCTGCAAAACCCTCCGTCACTGTCCGTCACTCGCCGCCGTCGCCCTAAATCCGGGCGACGCAGCGAAGGACAGTTGCCTCGCCAACCGTCCGCAACCCTCCGGCAAAACCCTCCGTCACGCCGACCACGGGCGCCCCGCCCGGTCCCCGTTGCCTCTCCCGCGCGCCGCGCCGGCGCCGAATGACGGACAGTTTGACGCAACCATCCGTCACTGTCCGTCCCCCACATCTTGGGCCCCGGCTGATCAGCGAAAGTGCTCATCGGACACCTCCGAACGGATCGGCGTCATCGTCGAAACCGCGTCCTGGCCAGCCATCGCCCGCTGAATTATCGCGGGTCGCCTGCGGCGACCCTCCCGCTGCGCCTCCGGCGGCAGACCCCTGTTCATTACCCAGCAGCGGGTCGCCGTCGCGCAGGCGGATGCCGCGCCGCACCTTGTTGCCGCGCCGGTCCTTGATCCCGATGATCTGGCGTTGGGCGAGGTCGCGGCCGAACTTGGTCTGGTTCCACCGTTTGATCGCCTCTTCCTCGATCTCGTTACGCTCCATCCATGACTTGAAGGCCTGGAACAGCACGGTTGAACCGGTAACCGCATCCCGGTCGGACAGGTCGCATTCCTCGTCGAGCCATTCGCCCAGCGGGTTGCCGGTCGCCCAGAAGTCGGCGAGCGCCTCCGTTTCGCGCTCGGGCACAGGCACCCTGCGATCACCCAGCCATTCGAGGCAACCATCGATCAACCAGTTGAGGATCCCGCTACCTTCGGTCCACAGCCGCTGGCGCAGCGCGGCCGGGCTCTCATACCCGCCCGGGATCAGGTTCAGGTCGACCAGGAACTGGACGAGGCGGAAGCGCCGGCGAAAGCCCTTGTCATCGCCGGGCATCGCCGGCGTCGGGTTCACCTCGACGAACAGCTTGCCGCGCGGCTTGAACACTGTCGCCTCTTTCGCGCCGGCGCCAAACGCGGTGATCTGGCCGCCCCCGGTCCACTGCTTGAGCAGCTCACCGTCCCACATCGCGCCGCGCCCTGGTTCGTCCGACAGGATGAATCGCGCGTCGCCCGACAGGTCGATAAGGTCGCGTCGGTGCTCGGCCCCACCGCGCTGGAACTTGGCGCTCAGCCACGTGCTGACGGCGGCATGGCGGTAATAGTCGCCATGGCCGTGGGCGATGATCTCGTTTGTCTTGGTCTTGCCGTCGCCGCCCCGACCCTTGAGCACGTAGAATTCCTCACTGTCGGTGAGGCCGGTCAGGGTCTGCCCATACATCCGCGGGAAGATCGCCCGGGTGTCCGCCTCGGGCTGGATCAACTCGAGGCGCGCCGTCCACATCGGGCAGGCGGCATCGGCTTTGAACGACCACTGTGCGATCTGGCGCAGCATGTCGGCCGGCTCATGGCCCTCGCGGAACCATGCGCCCCACGTCCTGCCGTCCGGCGCCTGCTTCGTCGCCACGCAAGTGCCGAAGCTCCGCACTTCGCCGACCAGGCCGAAGCGCAAGGTGCCGTTCTGGACGTTGTAGACCAGCGGGTCGACGTCGAACTCGTCGCTCCACGCCCGCATGCCCGGGAGCGACTTCGCCTGCTTGAGCATGGCATCGGTCGCATTGGCATTGCCGCTCTTGATCGCATGGCCGGACAGCAGCTTGAGCCGGTCTAGCGCGCGCTCGGGCGTGCACCACTCGCCGAACCGATCACGCAGCGCATTGGCATCGGGGCTCTTCGGATCGCCGATCAGCTCGGCCAGCGCCGCCACCTCGTCATGGATATGGATCGCCACGTCCTTGGCGATCTCGCGGGCGCGGAACTCACCCTCGCGCTCCGACCAGCGCTTGCCGTCGAAGGCCACCCAGGCACGGTTGTCCACCCACTTGAGCAGGCCCTTGGCCAGCACCTCGAGCCGATCGGCATTGCCGCTGTCGTTCGTATGGAACCACGCCAGCTGCAGCGGATCATCGACCGGAACGGGGATCATGGATTCGCTCACCCGCGGCCCCCATAGCCAAGCGATCCGAGGGCGCGGGCGACCAGGTTCCACACGTGGAGATCAAGGCGAGGATAGTCGGTCACCTCACCGGCGCGCTGCACCTCGCGTTGGTCGAGAGCCATGGCGGATCGGCCGCGAAGAGACCGGCAGCGATAATGGCCACGATTTCGTGTGCCGCCGATATTGTCGATTAGCATCCGGGCAATCTCGGTTTTCTTACCCGTGATCGCGCTATGCAGTTCTACCCGGACGATGATCATCCCCGCCCCCGGTTCATGCGCGCGATCTGGGCCATGGCGACGGCGTCGCTCGCCGCCTTCTGCTTCTGCGTCGGCGCCTTGGGCGGCGTGGCGAACAGCTGGGCCAGCTTCTCGTCGGCCGTCGGCGCGCCGGCCGGCCGCACCGGGCCACCTGCCTCGTCAACCGTCCCGCGGTAGAGTCGGAACACCTCCTCACCCCCGCGCATCGATGCCAGGCCGTGCTTTGCGCACTGCTCGTACCAGCGCACCACCAGGCCCAGCTGCTTGACGAGGAACCCCTCATCGCCGGCGGCCTTGCGCCGCGCCTTCTCCTGATCGCGCAGCACGCCGATCTCGGCGCGGATGTCGAGCAGGGAGATCACGTGGTCGACCAGCGCCCGCGCCTGGTTCGGCTCGGCAATACCCTCAAGCTGGGCCGCCAGCAGATCAGCCGCGAGACAGGCGGCGTCGGCCACCAAGGGCACCGCCGGTGCTTCCCCGCCCAGCGCCGCCTCATATGCCTCGAGCAGCGCATCGGCCGCGCCGCGCTCGGCCGGCGTCATCTTGCGCCGCGCGATCACCTGGCGGAACGTCGCCGGCGCATAGCCCACGGCCTTGACCTCGGCCATGACTTCGCGCCGCTCGGCCTGCAGGTTCGTCACCTCGGCGTCGATCATCTCGACCCGGCGAACCAGCCCCTCGAGGCGCCTGTCGGTGGACTCAGCCATCGCCTAACACCTCCGTCGGGAGAGATCGGCGCGGCACACGAAACCATCCCTGTCTGCCCTGCCAAAGCAGCACGTTGCGTTCGATCTCCCAGGGAGATCGAAGCTCCCAAGCATAGCGGCCTACGGACCAGTCCCCACACACTCGATCGTCAGGATCTGGCGTGATGTTCTGCGTGTGGGCACAGCGCCCAAGCTGTACGGTGCCGATAATGGCGCCATATGGCACGGTCTCGCGCCATTGAGGGCCGAGTTCGTGGCGACAGATTTCCTGCAGGTCAGGCGAGACCATCGCATCCGGAACGCGCTTCAACGCCGCGTGAATGGCGATCCGTGTGCGGTCCATTTTAGCGGGGTAGGCCCAGCTGCGCGTTTCGTGCCGCTTCGGTTGCGTCGGAGCGAAGATAAGCGAAGCCCACGGCTGCCAAAGCGAGATCGCGAGGATCTCGTCGGCGGCAGTGTTGAATAAGTCTCCGGTCACGCCGCCTCTCCCCGCGCCACATCATTGAAATCCATGCCCAGCGGTGCTCGGACTGCACGCACCTGGTGCACACCGCCCGCCCGCCAGGCCTTGACGAAGAGGTCAGCGCAGATTTGTGCGCGCTCAGGCCCCGAGATCTCCCGCCTCACGATCGGGCCGCCCTTGCGCTCCACCACGGCTTCGCCCTGCAGCTCGCCGGTGCGCTGGTCGCGAAAGCCCCGCAGCGGGCTCATGTCCGAATCCACCAGCCCGGTGACCCGGCCCCGATGCCCGGGAATGGTGAAGGCCGGCCGTTTCTCAGGATCCGGCCTCATGTCGAACAGCGGCCAGATCCGGCCATGCCGTCCCTGCCACAGTCGCGGATCGCCCTGCAGATTGTCGAGGCTGAGCGTGGCAATGCCCACGTCGCCCTCGGCCGCGCCGCCCAGCGCCATGCCGGACAGCACGGTCTCGTTTCCTTCGCCAACCCACAGGTGCGCGTCTGCCCGATACTCGCCGAGGATCACCGCCCCCCTGCCGACCGCGCCAAGCATGCGCCGCTTTGGCAGCCACGGGTCCGCGTCGTCGGCCTTGGCCCACGGCTTGCGCCGCTTCATCGTCGCCGTTCCCGAAGGATCGAGATAGGTGACGTGAACCCCGACCGGCGTGAATTCGAGCCGGCCACTCGCGCCGTCAGGATCCTCAACCCACCGGGGAACGCGCACCATGGCGATCACGGCCGGGGCGAGCAGCATGCCGCGCACCCGTCCGGGGTGCGGCTCTTGTCCGACCTCCCAGGCAATGCACGGGCAATCGGCAAGATAGCGGAACTGCGCCAGACGGGCGTCGTGCAGCACGCGTTCGGGGACGCCGCGCCCGGCAAAATAGGTCCGGATCGCCGGGCCGTGAAAACTCGCGTGCTTCCAGATCCACCGGCCCATGTCGATCGGCTCAACCAGCTGGCGTTCCACCCGCCGCCCCGCCGTCGGGCTCCGTTCGCGCTGGATCGGCCCCCGGCCCTGCGCGATGGGCGCAGCAGTCTCACCGATCTCTGCCTCGAGCGCCTGCAGCGCATCCATGAACGACAGGCCGAGCATGTCCTGGGTGAACCGGATCACGTCGCCGTTCCATCCGCAGCCGAAGCAGTGCCCGAAGTCCTGGCCAGCCTTCAACGAGAAGCTGGCGGACTGGCCGTTGTGGAACGGGCATTTGCCGCGACGATTGCGTGTCTCCGCCGAGCCCGAGAGCTTCACGTGCTTCTCGACCGCGCTGACCAGCGAAACCCGGGCTTTCACGCGCGCCTTGCGCTCATCGAGAGACAGCCGCTCGCTCATGTGTCGCACCGGAGCAGCTCGCCCAAGGCGAGGAACACCCAGTCCAGCCACTCCACCAGCATGGCGGCAAACACCGACAGGGCCTCATCCTCAGTCATCGGCGCGGCCCTCTCCCAGGATTGCCCGCATCCGGTCGAACGTCGCGATCGCGCGCTGCAGATCCTGCTGCGGGCCTGGTCGCGCACAGTCGCTCGCCAGGCTGGACAATGCGCCCAGCTCACGCGCCTGCTGGTAGATCTTCCACCGCGGCATGCCGTTCGGCCCGATGTCGGACTGAGCGCTCAAGGACCTAGACCGCCATCGGCATCAGCACGTGGACGACACGCGCGGAGCTGATCTCGTCTGATTCCGCCGCCATGATCGCCGCCGGAGCACCCGGATCGTTCATTCCGATCGTCACCTCGTCGGTGGCGATCGCGCCCAGCAGCTCGCGCCAGTACTCGCCATTGAATCCGATCGTGATCGGCTCGCCGGCCAGGACGCAGGGCAGTTCCTCACTGGCGTCGCCGAGATCGGCATTGGTCAGGGACAGGCGCGCCAGGCTGTCGGTAAACTCCGCTTTGACGCAGCGGCTCGATTTCGGCGCGATCGCCATCACCCGCTTGATCGCCTCAGCCAGCGGCTCGCGCGCGATCGTCACCCGGCGATCGACGTCGGACGGAATGACCCGGTCATAGTCAGGGAAGGTGCCGTCGACCGACTTGGCGAACACGGTGACCTCACCCTCGTCTGCCGCCGGCATCGCCCACCGGCTTTTCAGCCCGCAGCTGCTGACCTCGACCAGCACGGTGGCGCCCTCGCGGGC